CTCTCCTCGCCTGTCAGGAAGCTGTTGCCGTCGAAGGGCCCGAAGATTTTCCTGACCTCAGAGGCCGCTACGATCAGCATGTCCTCAAGTGACGGCCGCCAAAGGTTGAAGCCGTGATATCGGTTCCAGTTGGCATAGTCGTGGCAGTTGACGCTCGTCACGTTCCCCTTGAACGCGAAGAAATCGACTTCGCAATGATAGTCGACATGGTCGCACTCCCACGGCTTCCCGTAGAAGGCCTCGTAGGTGACATACACGTCGGCGTCGGGGAGATCCTTGTCCTCTGGATCCAGAAGGTGGGCGAACTCTTGGAACCTGGGGTGCCCTCTTTCCAGAATGACGGGGGACATCTTTTCAACACCCTCCTTGGAAACGGGGTTCATGCAGAACGCGCAATCGGACATGAACCCACCGTAGACGGGGCAATTTATCCCCGGATGGTCGTTGAGGAACCACAGTGCTTCGCTTGCTTTTGTTTGCTTGCTGATCTCTTCATTCATGGCGTCATTCTCCTATTTCAACGGTTTTCCGACTTCATCCTCCGCAGCACTTCTTGTACTTCTTGCCGCTTCCGCACGGGCACGGATCGTTTCTCCCGACCTTGTGGCCAGCAACAGCCTGGACGGTCCCCGTGAACGGGACTTCAACCGACCCGGTCTTTGACACGATGGTGATTCCGAGCAGATGGTCAATCTCGTGCTGCACCGCCATACATATGACGCCTCCGTAGTGTTCGGGGCCTTGGCTCATGCAAAACGAGAACTCGCAGGGATGAAAGTGGGCATCGGCCGGCATTGAAACGTTGGTGATCGGCCTGCATATCCCGTGGCCAGACCCGAGTTCCACTGCATTCGACCGGACAAGGGATGTTTCTACCCAGACCTTCCCAAAACGCCTGACATTGAATGCCCGGCCGGGGAAGCTTAGACATGCCTCAGCCTCGTTTATGAAGACGCCGTCTGACTTGACTATCCTTGGGTTTATCAGGTCTATGGCGACACCGTGTTTCGGAGAGCGTATGATGGCCACCTGGCAATCCAAACCGATCTGGTTGGCCGCCAAGCCAAGGCCGTTCGGAAGGGATGCAAGGCTCCTTTCCAGCTCGTCTAGGGCCTCCAGAGCCATCCTGGCGTCAATGCAGGGCTTGCAGGGCGAGTTCAGCGTCGTGTTCTGGAGCTGCCTGATCATACTCATATCTTCAACAATACAACAAAATGACGTAATGTCAACAACCTTACGGCCGCGCAAGACACTTTTTAATACTCCACTTGACCCGAGATTCTGTATATCCGGTCTTCTTCATAATTTCTTTATATTTCAAACCTTGTCCGACCAACCTTCTGACATTCTCCATAACCAGAGGAGTTGATTCTCTTTCAGTAACATATTCCAAATCAACCTTGTCCCACTTTCTCCTCATCATCGGCAGATCCATCCGAATTGCCATTCGCTTCATTTCTTTTAGCAAATAATGGTCAAAAATGTTGAATCTAACATATCGTCTTATAGAAGACCCGATTCTCTTGTTGACCAAACCGACAGAGCATTTGGGGCTGACCCCGTTGACCTTAAATTCCCTAAGGAGAAATTTCACAAACCTTTGATAAATTCCAATCCAACTTGCGTGGCACATCAGACCCATATAGGATCGCCGGATATTATCCGCATTGTATATACAACCATCCCCATCGATAAGACCAATCAACATCGACAACATCGCGTTTTTGTCATTGTCTATGGCAGATAAGTCAGGCGGATAACGGGTTTTGTTGCTTTGAATTGAGAACTTTTGACACAATCTTGGGATGTCTTTATGAGAATGAAAATAAACCGAAACAGAATCGTGTTGACTTGGCTTAATGTTTTGACACGATATAAATGATGCAAACTCCCGAATGGAATTCTCATCTTTTTTTGCCAAACAAAGACTGCCTATGCCACGGCTTGGATCAAAGTGCCCGTCAGCTAACAAGAACCCCAACCAATAATAGGAAATCGGATGCGGCAAAAACAACGAAGCTAGATTACAATTCTCTCCACGTATCTGGCGAATCCCGAGCCCGCTGGCCTTGCATCTAATGACGGAATCAGACCTCAACGGTAAAAGATCCCGAGTGGATTTCACACCACCGTTAGGGTAATGCTGAGAAAGTGCGCCGATTTCTTCATTGCTCCAAGCCCTGACGTTGCGTGACAGGCTCAACACTTTGCTGGCTCTACTCTGAATGCTACTCCAAGTTCTTGTCGGCAAAAGAATCATCAAGTCTTGAAGGCGACTCCTTGCATACTTATCGCGAAGGATTTTATCTTCTTCTGGCCTCCAATCAAACAGATTACGGGAAAGTCCGAACGACTTGATGCTTCTGGTCGAAATTGATCCCCACGTCCTGTGTGGCAAAAGAGACATAATCTCTTTCTTGTCGCAGGTGGAATACATATCCTGCAGTATTTTATCCTCTTCTTTTGTCCATCTTTCGCCATCAAAATTATCCCACCTCTTGCCATTTCGAAGAAGCCGAATCTTGATGTTCATACCCTAATTATACAATACAACCACCAACAATTCCTTTATCTTAAGATGACTTTTTCTTTACATCGTGTAGTTACATCACAACCGCTTACAAGAGCCGACATTAATCGGGGAATTATCCGGTTATCAGACTAAGGCGTCCTCTATTATACATCTGAATCATATGGATTTGAATTATGAAGTCTCAAAGCCAGCTCCTCCCTAAACGGAAAGGTATCGCCAGACAAAATATCTGGTAGTGAATCTTTCGACCACCAATCTATTCCAACGGCGTCTAATATGACCGCTTGATCTTCTACATCATGATCTAATAATCCCTTGTCATCGGGGCCAGGAACATGCAGAAGTTCATGAAACATAAGCCATTGCCTTCTTGGTGCACTCCATTGCATAAATTCAGAAGCGTATACCTCAATAACATATTTAACATCCTTGTTCCCAAAAGTCTTGATTATAGTTCGCATAGCAGGATTAATTTTTGTGATAAACGCAAGCTTTTTTTGAGTTGCCGGACGCTTTTTGTTGGTGACACCAATTACGACGATTTGATCCGGAATAACTGCCCATAATATTTTCGGATATTTCTGTCGCAAGTTAAAGACAATATCGTTACCATCCTGAAGCATCTCATATATCTTTTCCTCTTGTGGCATGATGTCCTCTACGGCTCCCGCAAATAGGTGTTGTGGATCAGAGCCTTGGCGACTCCCAATAGCTCATCAACGGTTTTTCTCCCATACGGCTTTGCCTTTGCCCCTCCGAAGCCGCAGCCATCCGCATCTCGGTACTGCTGAAGAACCCATGTTGCCTCACGCCCCAGCCAGTGCGATATCCCCCTGATTTCCCTCTCCCCTATCAAGGGTGGATAAAGCGTTGTCCTGTATTCGCAACCGATCTTGCCGTTTCCGGAATGCGCCTCCATCAGATCAACTGAATCACGAACATTGTTCGCATAGGTTGAGACATCCGATGTCCCAACAAGTTCGGCGACATCGTCAGGGAACCTGTCTGAAAACACATCGAACTTGATGTCAAGAGCCACAAAAGAAATCAGTCCATTAAGGATCAGGTCGTTTACAACCCTTGGGAACGACCCGTTGGTCGCAAGCCTGACCGATATGCCGCCGCCCACGAGAGCCCTCACAAAAGGCAGGAGCGATTCGCTCATACACGGTTCCCCGCCGGAGACCAGAATCGTATCCTCCTCATTCTCCTTCAGGTATTCCAAGACTCCGTCAACCGTCATGTCCGACTTTGGTTTTTCACTGACTATGGATGAATTGAGGCAGTATGAGCACCGGAGGTTGCAGCCGGCGAGAAAAACGACGGGACATATTACGTCGGGGAACCCAGCCTCCGCCACAGGGTTGATTCCGACTATGTCGGGTATCCAGCTCATGACTTCTTCCCGAAACCTGACTTCTTCCCGAGGGCAACCAAGAAAACGATTTCGTTGGGGAAACCGGCGAACCCGACGCCGTTGACGACCATTGACGGGACCTGCGAAAGGTTGTGGACGATGGCCAAATCAACCGCCTCGTCCGTGTCGTACTTGATGAACCTGATTTTTGCGGTAATCCCGTTGTCAGAGAGGGATTTTGTGACAGCCCTTTTCACTTCCTCGCATTTCTCGCAGTGTTCGTCAACTATCATCGTTATCAAGTTGCTTTTCATTTGTAAGACCCGATGCCGACGGTGACGGTTACGAACGGGAGGGCCAACGACAGGTGCAGGGGGAAACCTGCATGGTCCCATCTCAGCCCAATGCCTATGTGCCGTTCGAAGAACATTTCAAAACGCTTGTGCCCCATATCTGCGCCCTTTCGTGAATTACCGAACCTTGAAGAATTTGCCCTCGGCAAAAGCCCTCTTGACGCCGGAAGCCGCCATCGTTACCCTTTCGCCGACGTTCCAGAAATATCTGCCTCCTCCGGGGGCGTACAGGATGATGCGGCAGAACGTATTGTCGTCATCGTCGTCGCTGGCGCCGTTGTCGATGAAATACCGCCAGTCCTCCCCGTTGATTCTGACCCTGCGCGACTTCTTCATCGCCCGACCTCCTTGGCCACCTTGTCCATCATCAGTTCGATGTCCTTGAAGGGGACCTTGTCGGCGGTGTCGTCAAACTCTATGGCGAGAGGTTCGCTCCTTCGCGTCAAGAGCTTGGCGAAATATCTCCACGCTTCGGCATCGTCGTCCGGTACGGTCATGCCTGACGCCTGCTTGATGGCGGCTATCGTAACCTGTATGGGCTTCAGCTGTCGCCTGCTCTCAGGATCCTCCACGATGATGACAAGGCTTTTCTGATCCTCGAAATATCTGGCGTCCTTAACCCAGCCTCTGACGATTTTTTGGGACATATCAAGCCCTTACTCTCTTCGGCCCAGAGTATCCACCCGCGTCAAGAAGGGCAACGATTTCTCGAGCCTTGGCATACACATTTTCACTATTATGGCATGGCCCATACACCCTCACCTTGACGGCACTTTTCTTGCATCCCTTGCCGCCGGCCTTCGTGACCCACTGGAACACCCCAAGGCTGAACGTATGCTGCCCGCAAGACATCGGGCCAGCATCATCCCCGTCCCTTGGCGCACACGACCCGCTGAAATCATGCTTCCCCGTTTCCATAGTTACACCTCAACCTTCCTGACCTCGTTCAGGAACGCCTCAAGGATGTCCTGACGGTTCTCCTTGTTCGAAGAAAGGATGACGTTGGTCCACTTCACCAAAACGTCCTCACCCCAAAACTTGAGCAGCACCCAGTCGTGGATGGTTCGGTAGTTCCAAGCAGACTTGATCTTCGCCTCGCTGATGCCCAAGACGGCATCCATGGCGTCCAACGCCCTGAAACGCTTCTCGATCTGGTCGCGCGTCATCGGCGGAAGGCCGTCTGCCCGCCTGACGTTGGGGCACTGCCGGTTCAGGGGGATCTTGTCCCTGTCAAGCCCCGTCGACTTCACAAACATTTCAACCCTGCTCTCCCACATGTCCTCCGGCCAGAGCCCGTAAAGACGGCAGTTGAGCGGCCTGATGTCGTACGCTCGGCAAGTGTTGCCGGAAAGGAGCGGGCACGGCTTTATCAGGCTGTCGGAAAAGTAATACTTGACCGACGTCACAAGAAGATCCTTCTTGTCGGCCTTGTCCCACTTGTTCCAGATCGTGTCAATGATGTTGTTGGCCTCGGAGAACTTCATCTGCGGACAGGCAACCCTGCAACAGGTGCATTGCCTGCAGCAGACCGTTGAAAGATTTTCCGCCGCATAGACAGCCTCAAGTTCAGCGGCAAGGGTCGTTGTCTTCCTTGACGGAACCAACTGCATCGTGTTGGCTTTGCCCAACTGGATATTCTCTTTGTTTTCCTTGCGCTTCTTGCTTTTCTTGCTCACAAGAGTCCTCCGTTTCGTTTTCTCGCATTGGCGTTTCACGTTCCACTGGATCATTATACATCGGAACGGAAGGTCTGTTTCTCTATCCTGCTAACGTCGTTGACCTTGTTGACCACTATGGTGTCTTTGATCCTCTCCTTGACTGTCTGGTCATGGCTGATGACTATGACCATCCTGAACTGCTTCTGAAGCCTTTCGATGACGTCGAATATCAGCTCCTTACCAGCTTGGTCAACGGGGGCGAACACCTCGTCAAGGCACACGAAGTCTGGAGCGTTGTCGTTCTTGGCGAGTGACAGGAGGCCGAGGGCGAGATCTACCGCCAGCTTGATCCTCATGAATTCGCCCTTGGACACAAGTTCCGCAACAGGGGCTGATGCCCCGGCTATATCCATACAGAGCTCGGAGGTGGTTTCGTCCATTGAGACTGTGACCACAATCCTCCCCTTCGACATCACTTCGATGAAGTCGGCTATGTAGGAATTGAGGAGAGGGACATATTTCCGCATCATGTGGGTCCTGATGCCGTCAAGCCCGAAGACCTTTTCGATGACCTTCAGTCGTTCGAAGGCCGCCCTCTTCACCTCCAGATCCGACGACAACGCCGCTATCTTCTCGGTGTTCTTCACAATCATATCGATCCTGGCTTTCGCTCCGGAAATGTCGGAAATGAGGGAATCCCTCTTCGACCTGAATCCGGCCACAACTGCCTCAAGGCTACGAACCTTCTCGGCGTGCGTGCTCAGTTTTGATCGAGCCTCATTGATAACCAGCTCAAGTTGTCGGCATTTGTCCTTAAGCGGGTCAATGACGCGCCTGATCTCTCCCGTCAGCTTGTCGCACTGGATGTTGGCCTTCGAGGCGGCTTCCAATTCGGTTGCCGAGTCCGAAGATGAGGACACTATCCTCGCGTCAAGTTCGGAGATCTTTCGGCCCAATTCCGCAACCCTTTCCACCCGCCTCTGTTGGTCCTTCAAAGACGCCGTAAGCGAGGCCTCCTTGCCGACATATTCGTCAATGTTGTCCAGCTTCCGCTTGACGTCTGCCATCTGAGTGTGCAGGGATGACATCTCTGCCACAAGGGTGGAGAGGAGGGATGAGACTGCCTTCTTCTCGGCCTCCTTTTCGGCTATCTTCGCCTCGAAATGGCTCCTGGGGACTTCGCTTTCACATTCCGTGCACCGCGTCACGCCTCCGGCGGGGCATGCGGAGAGGCGGATGTTGAACTTTCCGATGTCCTTATCCAGTGATTCTATGCTGCCCTCCAGCCTCCCCTTCTGCTTGGACATGTCGGTTGTCTTCGCCTGCATGTCTCGGTATTCTGCCTGCCTCTTGGGTTTGGCTTCCTTGGCCTTTTCCACAAGGGACAGGCTCTTCGCGACATCGGCTTCGTTGAAGGCCGCCATGGCCTCTTGGATGCCCGCAAGGTCGCATCCCGAGCTGGTCTTCTGCTGTGCGGCCACCTCGGCCTCCTGGCGGGCCTTAGTCGCCCTCTTGACGGCGTCCGAGTGGGCGTCGCGTAAGACTTGGAGCTTCGTCTCGCCGTCCTTGGACATCATGCCCATTTCGGCCTGTTTGGCCATCAGCTCTGCCGACATCCTGTCGCATTCGTCCTGAGGCGACTTGCCCCGCAGCTCGTCAAGCTCCGCCTGTTTGGCAGAGATCTCCTTGGCGGCCGTCTCCATCGCCACATCGCAGGCCGAAACCTTGTCCTCAAGGGACTTCTTCTCGCCGGGCGAGCTCTGTGAGCTGAGAGAGGATATCTGTATCTCCACCGACTCGGCGTCCCTTGCGGCGTTCTTTTTCCGCTCGCGTATTTCCGTCAGGCAGTCGTCGAGGACGGTCAACCTCAGGACCTTAGCGAGTATGTCCTTCTTGACCTTGTCCGTCCCCGTGATAAAGCGGTCAGCCTCGTTCTGCCCGAACATGACGCTGTTGACGAAGGTCTCGTAGTCCATCTGGACGAGTTGAGCCAGAGCCTCCACAGACCCCTTCTTGCGGTGCCCTGATGCCGACCCCTCTTGGCCTTCCTCGGAGCTGATGCACACGAGGCTGAAAACCGAGGTGTGGGTGCCGCCCTTGGCGACCTTCCTCCCCCTCCTGACCAGCCACAGTTCCCCCTCCGAGCTGAACACGACATCAACATAGCAGTCGTTTTTCAGTTTGCCGCCGATCGAGGTGACGGCCGATGTCGTCGAGATGCCCTTGTAGCTGTCCTTGTGGGCGAACTCCCTTGCGAGCCTTTCAAAGAAGGCGTATGATATCGCCTCGAGGATCGAGGACTTGCCGGCGCCATTAGACTCCCTGTCGTCGCCCTCGATCTGGCCCAAGATGGAGATCAGGTGCTTTTTCTCTGGGTCAACGCCCGACATGAACGCCTTGGCGGCCTTGAAGACTTCAGCCTTGTTTTTCGCCCTCAGCTTGCCGCTGGCGTCGAGAACGCCAAGGAACTCCCCCGCTCCTCGGTCGAACTCCACAACGTTGGCCTCCTCCCCGTACCGCTGGAAATTGTGCATTTTGACGCCGTGGAGGCGTATCCTGCCTGGCTTGCCTTCGGTCGTAACCGACTGCAGCGCCTTGACGGCCGACATGATGTCGCCGACGACCTTCATAGAGGCTTCGACCGAGTCGGGTTCTTTGATCTCAGCCTCGATGGCTGTCTTGACGATGTCGAGGATGTCTGAGACCCCGACTTCGCCGCGAGATTGGATCTCCTTGCGTATGGCCTCGGCCACGGCTCCGGCTTCGGGGTCGAATATCTTGGCCTCGAAGACAACGTGCTTCGCCTGCGAAAGGGAGTTTTTGACTTCTGCCTTCTTGGAGCAAAAAGCCTTGTATTCCTCCGTCGTTCCGCAGAAAGTAACCCTGACAACGGCCTCGTTCACCTTGCCAGACGCCTCCGCCAGAACGGCATCCATCCTTTCCGGTGTGATATCGATGTCCACGAACAGACGGCCTAGGGATTCCTCAAAGACCGTCTTCCACATCTTCCCGTTTGCCTTGGCGGAGCTGTCATATATTATCCAGCCCTTTTTCGACATGGTGTCGCCGAAAGAAGTGCGCTCCAAACTCCCGACATACATGACGTTGGTCTTACCCTCGAATATCTGGGAGGCATGGTAGTCGCCCAAGAAGGCGAAGTCGGCGCCGATTGACGATATGTCGGCCACAGTAATGGATCCGGCGTCCGAGTTCATCGACCTGTCATTCCTTTTGGCTCCGAAGACGGGGAAATGGCCAAGAAGGATGACATCCTTCCCTTCTTTTTTGGCTCTGGCAACCTCATCCACTGAATCCTTGGCGAACCGGAGGAACGACTCACGGAATGTGGTTTCCTGCTTCTCGATGGCCTCGGAATGCGGGAAGATGAGCATCATCGTGGAGGCGTTTTCGACTATCTTTGGGGCGTAATGGACTTGGACGTGCTCGAATTCCGTTCCGGTTACAACCTGGAGGGCCTGATGGTGCTGGCACGCGTCGTGGTTGCCGACAAGGAGGATCGTCTCTATGCGGGCGTCGGAAAGTTTCCTTACCTGGGCTTGCAGAAACGACCTGACGTTGCTCGGCGGATGAGGATTTTCGAAGATGTCGCCGAGGGCGACTATCGTGTCAATTTTGTCGGCCCCGCCGACGGCCCTGTCAACGGCCTTCTCAAAGGCGTTACAGAAATCCCTTGTCCTGAAAGAGAGTCCTTCAGCATCGATCTTCCCGTAAGTTGTGTTGTTCAAGTGCGGATCTGCACAAATCAAGGCTCGCATCGTTTGCCTCCGTCAATATCGAATGTTCAACTATAGACTCCGTCGTTTTTCCGTCTTTATGACCGACATACATGCGGAAGGAATATCCCAAGTTCGGCCTCGTCAGCACCCTGCAGGCTGCAAAAGCAGCGTTCTCGTTGTTTTCCTGTCCAGCACATTCAATGTCGTCCGCCAACTGTTCAAATCGGTACGGCGGTATGGCTATGAACGCATCGGCGGTCAAGATGGACTTCATGAACTCCTTCTTGTCCGACACCAGCATACAGTTGCCCCTGACAACGCCCCACCGTTCCCAGCCGTTCGGCAAAGCCCCCGCCAGACGGGGAGCCATCTCGTGACGGCTGAAAAAGTCCACCTCGAACAATATCACAAGTTCGGAGAGGGGTGCAAGGAAAAACCTAGCCGACGAAAAGTCCTTGATGTCCATGGCCTGCCACAGGTCGAGAGCCACATCGGGCCGATGGCCCTTCCTGTCAACCCTCGTCTGCCAGCGGTTGGATTCCACACGGTCGAAGCCGCAACAGCGCCTTATGAAGTCAACAACTTCGCCGTCATGTGCTACTGCGACGGCGGGGGACAACAGATAAGCCGCCTGTTCGGAGATCATCTGGTGAAGTCGGCCGTCATGACTGAGGTTTGGGAACGGATTGGTGCTTGATGACGAAGCAAATGCCGGTCATGTCCTTGTCCTGCATTTCGACGGTCATGAACGTCGGACGGCAGTATAGGTCAATTCCGGTCACAGCCACCATCCCGGATGCGACAGCCACGGCCTTCGCACCCTTGGCTGTCGCGGCGTCGCCGATGCATCTGGCCTGCACCTCGCCGTACTGCCTGATGCCGTGTGCTATGGCTCCCGCCAGGCACTTGAGCTTTTTGGATTTCTCATCCTCTGAAATCCCAGGAGGGTCAGCCTTGACCCTGAGGATGTTGCTGAATGTCTTGTTGCTCCCAATGTCCTCGTCCTGGGCGTCGAGTTTCCTTACGTCACCAGCGCTGTCTTGCATCATATTTCTCCTTGGCGTTGCTCCGAAATCCGGATCCTTCGCTTGGTGGGATTATACAACGAAACAGCCCAGGAATCCACTATTCACTTTCTTCGTCTTCCACTAAGACGTCTCGGCATCCGTCTATGGCCTTGGCAAGCCTCCGCTGAATCCCCGAATCCTCGACGTAGATCTCAACTTCCACTCTCCCAGGATAGACGGCGTAATTCAGGACCCTGAACGGCTTCTTGTAGACGTCGGACTCCAGAACCATCCTTTGCAGATGGGCGGTGGCGGCCTCGTCGCCGTTGCGGAGCCTCCTGTAATCGTCAGAGTCGAGGTGGAGGACGTGGCGCTTGAGCTTGCAGGCCAACGAGACCTTCCTGATGTGCCTCTGGTCAAGGAACGTCCTGAGTACGCTTCTCAGCTCCCCGTCCTGCCCCGCCACCTTTTTGATGATGTGTTCGGAATCAATGGTGTTGGACAGAGGTTCGTCCTTGGCGGCTATGACGTCGTAAAAGGTGCCGGAATCATCGCCGTCGCTGAGCGGAGCGTCAAGCCTGATCATTGTGTCACAAATTGGATGCCCCTCCGCATCCAGGGCACTCGGCCTGTTCTTGCGTTTTCTCATGTTGCGGATGATATAGAGCATGCTGGAGAAGAAATAGGTGTTGAATTGGGTTCGCCTGAAGCTCATCTTGACGGTGCCGTCTGGGTTCTTAGCGATGCTGCCGTCCTTGTTCCTGACAGCCCTGAGTTTCGCCTCGTAGTTGTATCCCTCGACGCACTTGCGCCAGACCGTCTTGAAGACCGTGAACATATCGTCCTCGTTCGCGGGCGTTTCCAGCCAAGCCCACTTCCTCGCCATGACGTGCAATGTCGGCTCCCGCATCACATAAAGCTCCTCCAGAATGGACATGTTGCGAGTTTGAACGTACTCGCGAACCAGCTCATCCTCCTTCTTGCGGTTGACGGACTTGCATATCTTCTTCTCGTTCGCGTTCAGGCGAAAACTGTTGTCCAACCCCATATTGGGCTCAACCCCGAACCCAACGGCCACTTCCTCACGTCTCCCGCGCAATGCCTCGGCATACCTCATGTTTTGTTCTCCAGTTTGTCTATTATGCTGCCTTTGCGGATCTTGTAAGCTCTCTGAGCCTCTCATATTCCTTAAGAGCCATGCCGATTTCCTTGTCGGTTAGCACTTTTTCGAGAGCCAGGAACTTGTCCAGGCCCTCACGGCGGATGAATTCATCCGGATCCTCCTTCTTACCTGGCACCTCGATTTTCGACACCTCTCCGAAGCCGAACATCCCCAAATCGGCCACCGTTTTCAACTGACCCATGCGCCCAGCCTCGTTGACGTCGCTGTCGAAGCAGATGCAGACCCTGTCGCAATATCTGGCATAGAGGCCGATCTTCCTATATGCGACGCTGGTCCCCATGGCACCGGTGGAGTTCGGCAGGCCGGCCTGTTCGGAGAACAGGGAATCGACATAACCCTCGAAAACGTAAGCCTTGTTGCGCTCAAAGATGTGCCTCCTCGCCTTGTCGAACATGAAGATGAACTTCGCCTTGTTGAACTTCGAGTTCCACCAGCCGGATTCTGACGGGTCGGGAGACCTTCCAGCCGCTCCGACAACCACGCCGAACTCCGAAAACACTGGAACCACAACCCTCTTCCTCAGCTTCTCGTTGACGTTCCACTTTTCGTTTGACGGATCGTCCGGCAGCTCCTGCGACGAGGGGCAGAAGCCTATGAGATGCCTCTTGATCGTTTCGACACTGAGCCCCCGAGTTGCCGTCAGGTAGGCCAGAGCCCTTTGGCTCTGGTCATCCTGGCGGAACAATGCTTCGTGGCATTCCCTGGCGAAACAATCCCAATTCATCAGCCATTGTCCTGAACGACCTGGGTCTCGGCGGGCGGGGTTTGCAGCTTCGTCCTGATGGCTGTGACCTCCTCGGGTAGCTTGAGCTTGAGGTCTGTCGTTTTGGCTTCAACGGCGTCGAGGAGGGCACCGACCTTCTCGTTCGCGTCAAGCCACTCGGCGACGTCTGGGATGTTGACGCACTCCGTGTCCTCGTCCTCCCAGAAATACCGCATGTCCTCGCCAACCTTTTTCCGCTTGAGGATCAGGTAGGGCTTATTGGACGCGATCTGAACAAGGTTGACGATCGGATCGTTCCCGTCCTCCGAGAAGTACATCTCATACTCTGCCTCCACGAACGGCGGCGCAAGCTTGTTCTTCTCGAACTTCACCCGAGACTTGATCCCGATGATGTCCTCCTTTTCACCCTCGCCCTTCCTCTTGATGAGGCCGATTCTGTGGACTCGTAGACGCTGATGGGCGTAGAACTTGAGTGCCTTTCCACCAGGCGTGTCCTCCGGATTCCCGTACACGACCCCTGGCTTCATGCGGATCTGGTTGATGAATATGACTGTCGTTCCAGAATCGCCTGCGGCCTGCAGGATCTGCTTAATGGCTCCTGACATCAGGGCCGCAAGAGCCGCCATTCGGCCCTCGCCTATCTGTCCGTCTATCTCCGACTGTGGGATAAGAGCCGCCGTCGAATCCAAGACGATCAGGTCCAAAGCCTTGCTGACGCACATCGTTTTGATGTAGTTCAGGGCTTCCTCCCCAGAGAATGCGTCGCCGTAGACCAGGCTGGTCGTGTCAACGCCATGGAGTTTGGCCCACTTCTCGGTTAGCGTTTTTTCCAAGTCGATCAGGCCGGCCTTGAGCCCAGCCTTCTGGAATGACGCCATGGCCTTCAGGGTGATGTAGCTCTTGCCGCTCGACTCGGGGCCGAACAGCTCGATCAGCCTTCCGCGGGGGATGCCGCCGAGGCCGCTGGCCTCGTCAAGCTCCTTGATGCCCCATGAGATGACCTCCACTGGCCCCTGTTTCATCTCGCTGAAAATGTGAAGCTTCGGCTCACCCTTGTTGCCGAGGGACTTCTCGATGTTCGCAAGCACCGCGCTTAGGTCGCTGCCCTTCTTTGACATTGTAGTTCTCCTGATGAAATTGAATCGGGAAGGTGCCGTGGCCGACCCATAAGATCAGACCACGGCACCGTTGTGTTCCTCCCTTAGAACAGGGAAACTGATTCCGATTCCTCAACCGGTTTCTGTTCGGCTTTCGGAGCCGGAGCGGCCGCCGGAGCCGGAGCTGCCGCTGGGGCAGGGGCTGGTGCGGCCGGAGCCACTGCCGCCACCGTGGCGGCTGGTGCGGCAGGTTTGTCCTTCAAGAAGCCGTCATCCTTGACGGGAGCCGCAGGCTGTGCGGCTGGAGCGGCGGCGGAAGTCGCAACCGGAGCAGGAGGCTGGGCTTGCGTTGTCGCATGGCCGCCATCCTTACCGTCGTCCTTTTCGTCATCGTCACCCTTCTTGGAATACTTCTTGTCCTCCGGGAGCTGCTCCCAAAGTTCCTTGATGTATTCAGGGGACGCCTTGGAATAGAACTTTTCCTCCACCCACTTCAGGCTCACCTTCGATGTGTGGATCAGCTCGATTTCCTCGGCCGTAAACGGCTTCGGGCCGGAGGGATCTGCCAAGACGGAATACTTCACCTGGCCGTCGACCTTCTGAGCCGAAATCAGCCAATCGGGGCCCGACGGGCCCGCCGGATTCTTCTTCGTCATCGTGCCGAAGTTTCCGAATGCCTGGAATGTCTGCGGTCCTTGTTCCAAGATGCGGAGCATCTTCGGGTTTTCCCTGTCGATGACTATGGCCACGTGCCTCTTCCGCGGGCACCATCTGCCCGTGCTCCATGCAACGTCGAGATCCTTCTCCTCCTTCTTGTACGCCGGACTGATCGGGTACTGTTTGAGGGATTTGAAGGCGTCCCAATGTTTCCTGAAGTTGAGCACCGGCGAAACCAGTCGAACCCTGTAGGGCTCCGTTCTGATCTCCAGCTTCATGAAGAGCGAGATTTTATCCCCGTCCTTCCCCTTGAAGCCTCCCCCGGTCGAGGCGTCAATATTGACGTCCGTGTAACCGGAGTTAACGATACTATCTGACTCGATATCCATCTACCCGTCTCCTTGCACCATTGGTGCGTTGAGGTTTACTGGCGGCCGCTCCGACGCGAGCGCCCTGCTCGCATTACAGAGTAACGGCTCTGCCAACTCTGCACTAGCTTTACACTAAAAACACACTAGTGTAAACTGGTGCCTATTATAGTGGATAGACGGGGAAAGCGCATCAACTTTTTTCAAAAAAGTTCATGCGTCTTGTGAAGTGAATCAATCCTCCAACTTGTCCCAGTTGGAGAGGCTCTCATCGTACGCATTGCTATCCGCGAAGCCCGGTTGGGCTGGGGACACTGTACTGACGATGGCGTCAACGTCGGAACCATATCCCTTGAGGTCGCGGAGCTTGATGGCAATGTTGTAACAGCTGATGCGCCGTGACACAATCTCATGCTGGCTGTCGAGGTTCTTGAGTATCTGGAGGGCGGCGCGGTAGAAGGACTCCGCCTCCGACGCAGTCTCCGTGAACTGTGAAAGCTTGAGCATAGCCTCGCCCTCGCGTTTGTCGGTGGATCCCGCCTCGGAAAAGCGTATCCAGCCCCTCTGGAGAACCTCACCTATGCGTTTCCTGACAAGAAAGTTCTTCACAGAGTCCTTCACAATCTCAGCCACGCGATCCTTGGCCCCCTGTATCCTTTGTAGTTCCTTGCTCAGAACCTGAAGGCTGGGATCATCAGAGACCTTCACATTGAGCTGCGACAGTTCCAGATACAGCTTGTCGTAATCTAGGGTAGGAAGGGCTGCAATGCGTTCCGACATGGCGGCGGCTATGCGGGCATAGTCGTCTGGCGTTGAAACATTTTCTATCTTTGGGACATCGCTCATGGCAATCAGTTCTCCAACAAGTCAACCGTTTCGACCGAATATTCGACACCGTAACGCCTCCAATATTCCTGCAGCTTCGGATCGGGGGAACCAGACGGCAGTTCGCGAACAGGCGATGGAGTCGTGGAGTCACCAGGAATGCCGTTGTCGGCAATCCATCCCGCCAGCACATCGGCGTGCGCACAGGCGTCGTTATGGTTGAGAGAGCCGACAACACTCCATTCAGCACTCTCCTCATACGCCCCGGTTGATCCGATGATGATATGAACCTTCACTTACGGCAACTCCTTTTCCACATTTGGGATGACTCGAAACACCGGATACGCCTTAGAATCCGACATCGCCTTCAGTATTTCGAGCTCGATATGTGCCGGCAACGTAACGTCGGCGACAAATGTAGCCCCGCTGTGCAAGTCTCCCATGGAAAGCTCAATCCCAAGGCTCGTGGCGTAAACGCTGTCCGCCCGACCGACTTGGCGCCAATCCTCAAATGCCATTTTGCATTTCATTGAAGATCACCATAGTCCGTATCGCCATTTGCCGACAATCACGCCAGCCTGTATACCAGCATGTAGCTGGTCGCGCTCAGGTTCAGGCAGTCCTCAAGGTCGAACTCGGCAACCTTGTCGTCCGGCAGCTTCACGCTGATCTTGGAGACTTCCTTCGCCGTTGACACGACCTTGCCCTTTTCGTCCTTTTTGCAGACCTTGTCCTTGGGCGACGTGTCGGCCATCTCGAAAACCGAAACTTCGATCGACGGACGAACGTCGGCCGCCGTGCGCTTCACCTCGCATTCGAAGTTGGAGATGCTGACCGTCGAACTCCTGCTTGAGACGGCTCCCTCAAAAGAGGCCGTGAACAGGTCCGACAGCGATTCGTCAGACATCCTGGAAACCTTCGCCCTTACTGCTTCTTGTGTAGTGCTCATCCTATCTCCTTTCATTACCCGTTTCGACACCTTGTCCTTAACATCGCCATTATACACCCGAAACGCTTAAAACGCCCGTCAAACTTCACAATCAAACAGGTCAGCGGATCCGAACGTGGCAAGCTTCTGATCCTGCTTGATCTTCTTCTTGGCAAAGTCCTTCGCCTGGTCATAATTGGCCAGAAGCTGCTGTTTCGTCATGCCAAAGGACTCCATCGCTCCAGATTCTACGAGGGCTGCAAATACAGACCTGTTCACGGCATGGCCGCTGAGTTTCGTCACAAATTCGTTAAGGCTGGAGAACGGCTGTTGGACGGCTATCGCCTCCACCGCCTTCTCACCGATGCCCTTGATGGACGTCAGGGGCTTCCTAATGCATCCGTTGTCAATGGAGTAGGAGACTCCGCTCTTGTTGATGTTGTGCGGCAAGACCTCTATGCCAAGGCTCCTGCACGCCCTCTCATACTGCAGAACCTTGTCCTCGTCGCCGATCACCGAGGAAAGCAGGGATGTCATGAACTCCACAGGATAGTGAGTCTTCAGCCATGCTGTCTGGTATGCCAGATAGGCGTAGGCCGCCGAGTGCGCCTTGTTGAAACCGTACTTGCTGAAGTTGAGACAGAGCTGAAAGACCTTTTCCCCGATAGCCTGGGTGATCCCGTTCTTGACGCATCCGTTGACGAACTTGTCCTTGAGCTTGTTGAGGAGAACCTCGTCCTTTTTGCCCATACCCTTCCGCATATAGTCGGCCTCGACGGGGGTGAAAAGAGCCATCTTCATCGCGACAAGCAGAACCTGTTCCTGATACACCATCATGCCGAATGTGGATCCGAGCAGTTCCTTCATCATGGGATGGACGTATTCAACAGTCTTCCTCTTGTGCTTGTAGCTCACATAATCCTGATCGACCTTCGCTCTCCTCGTGCCAGGCCGGAACAACGAGCAGGCGACCACCATGTCGCCAAAGGCGTCAACATGGATGTCCCTCAGCAACTTGCTGATTCCCCCCTTTCCGAAGCCGCCCTCAAATTGGAAGATGCCGTCCACCTTTCCGTCGTTCATTATCCTGAACGTGGCGGCGTCATCAGGCTCCAAAGTGTTCACGTTTATCTCCGTCCCCGTCCTCTCCTTGATCAGGGCAACGCACTTGTCAATGACACGGATTGTTTTGAGACCGAGGAAGTCGAACTTGAGCAAGCCGAGAGCCTCGACCTCCTTCATATCGAACTGTGTGCAGAGCACCTCATTTGTAACTCTCAGGGGGATTGTGTCGGAGACGCTTCCGTTGCATATAATGACGCCAGCGGGATGGACTCCGGCGTTCGACAGGGATCCCTCTATCTTCTGTGCAATCTCGAACACCTGGGGGTATTTCTCGACATACTGTTTAACCTCGTTTTCCGACATAGCCTCGTGCAGTTTCACATCAGGCTCATCAGATATGGCCTTCGACATGATGTTCACAAGTTCCAGCGTGTTCTTGCCGGACTTCCACGGCCCCTTCTTCTCCCCGTCGCCGACAAGTTCCCAATCGCCGCCGATGTCCAGAGCTTTTCCGACCCTCTTGACAGCGTCCTTGGCCTTCAGGGAACCGTATGTCCCGATCCTCGTCACGGACTGCTGGCCGTATTTTTGGGAGACGTACCTGAACATCTCGTCGCGCTTCGAGTCGTCGAAGTCCAAGTCGACGTCTGGAGGGCTGACTCTGTCGGGGTTGAGGAACCTTTCGAACATCAGGTCGTGTTTGATCGGATCCAACATGGTCACGTCAAGGCAGTAAAGGCACAGCGATGCGGCGCCAGAGCCGCGGCCGGGGCCCATCCTGATGCCGCGCCTCTTTGCGTAGTCCACCAGATCCCACAAAATCAGGAAGTAGCGGGTGAAGCCGCATTTCGTTATGACGTCGAGTTCCGTGACTATCCTGTCGCGGTACTCCTGAATGTTGAAGACCCCGCGCCTCATCATGCCGTCCCGTATGAGAGACTTGAGGAAGGCCTGTTCGGACTCGACGCCCTCCTGGAGGGGGAAGTTGGGAAGCACCTCCTTGGACGGGACTATGAGGTTGCCAGACGAAACCTTTTCGGCGACCTCAAGCGTGTTGGCGGCGAGGTCGCTTCTGGAAGAGCACCTCGATATGATCTGTTCGTAAGACTTCATGTAGAAGTCGGCTGACGAGAAGCTGAACCTCTTCGGGTTCTTTATGGTGTCCTTGGTCTGGATGCTGATCAGGACGTCATGATAGAAAGCGTCCGACTTCCGGCAGTAGTGGGTGTCGTCCGTGAAGACGGACTTGATTCCGTTGGCGTCGGCGATGGCAAGGACGCCCTTCATGGCCCTGATGAAGCTTTCCTGCTTCTCCCTAGCCCCAGGGGCATACTGGTGGATCATTATTTCGCAATAGAGGTCGTCGCCGAATATGTCCTTCAGGCGCCGGGCCATAGCCTCCGCCTTGCCAGTGTCTCCTGCGAGGACGGCGTCGGCGACCAAGCCCTTCATGCACGCAGTTCCAGCCATAAGGCCCTTACGCATCGCATTCAGTGTGTCGAAGTCGATGCGCGGCTTGACATAGTGGCCCTTGACGTAACTGAGTGTGCTCAGACCTATGAGGTTCCTGTACCCTTCGGCGTCCTTTGCCCAAAGGGTGATATGGTGACGCCTATCGTCCTTGTTCCTGGCGGTCATGTTATCGACAATATAAGCCTCTGTTCCGAGGATGGGCTTGATGCCAGCCTTTGCGGCCGCCAGTTGGAAATCGTAGAGTCCTCCACATGTCCCGTGATCGGTCAACGCCATGGCCTTGCATCCGAGCTCCGCCGCCCTGGCCACAAGCGCTTCGGGTGAAGCCAGTCCGTCAAGCAGCGAATAGTAGCTGTGACAGTGCAGCGGGACAAACGGCTGCGGGGTCACGGCGGGTTGGTCAGTGCTACCCATTGGAGCCCTCGACGCTGTTGAGAAAATGCTCCTTGATGACCTCGGAGCGGTTGTAGATCACCATATGTATGCAGTCCAGCAACGTCATGCAGAGATCTTCCCAGCTGAATCCTGGTTCAAGAACGTCCCTGCACTCCGCATGTGCCATCCGGCTGCTGGATACGAGTACGAGGCGGTTCTCGATGTTGTTCTGGGCTGGAATGGCAACCGAGTCAGTGATGGTGACGTTCTTCCCGTCATTCAAGATGTAGATGCAGAACGGCGAAAGCTTGGAGACAAGCGCCACCGACCTCGCATAGTTCCCGTTGGGTGCCCCAATGTCAACCTCCTTCGACGAATCAACAACCCCAGAGTCGACGAACACCTTGGCTACCAGAAGGATCTTCGCGTATATCAGGTCGCGCGACATCTCCCGCTCAGCGACCTTCTTGAGGAAGACCTGCTTGTACTTGCCGAGGAACTCGGCGTGCTTGGTGGCAACCTTTTCCCTGATCTCTGGGAACCTCACGCTGAAGTCTTTGCTTGCTGTCATTGTCGTTCTCCGGATCATCCCACTCGCGTGGGGAAACTTAATCTTCGGATTCTGACGAGGCTGGGTCTTTGCCCACCACCTCGCTCACCACTTCGCCTTCCAAAACCACTGGCTGCGATTTTGACATATTTCGATCGGAGTTGTCAACCATTCTCAACGT